ACAAGGATCGCCCACGGCTTTAGATTCTCTCTCTCGCCTCGGGCTTACGCTTGACGATCTGGACGGGCTTTCCGTTGAGCAAAAATTCGATAAAATCACAAACGCGCTTGCCGATATGGAAGACGGAACCGAGCGGAATGCACTCGGAGCGGATCTTCTCGGAAAAGCATATACGGAAATGCTCCCGCTACTCAATGCGGGTTCGGAAGGGATTGAGGCTCTCAAGCAAGAGGCGGACGATCTCGGAATCGTAATGTCCGAGGATGCCGTAAAAGCCGGCGTTGTACTTGGCGATACCATCGCAAACGTAAAAGCGGCATTTAACGGGGTTATGAATCAACTCGGAAATGCCATTATTCCGGTTGTGCAAAAATTTGCCGACTTTATCATTCGATCTCTTCCAACGATTCAAAAGCTGACCGAGAAATTAGCACCTTTGTTGGTGGATATATTTGAACAGCTTTTGCCGCCTTTGTTGGAACTGATCGAGAATATCTTCCCAATCCTAATAGGACTAATAGAGACGCTCCTGCCACCTGTTACGTCCATTATAACGGCACTGCTTCCCAGCGTCGTATCTCTTTTGAGAGTGGTTTCGCCGATCCTCGAATTGATCGGATCGTTGTTGAGCGCACTATTACCCGTTATCGAAATGATAGCCCCCCTGTTGGTTCCGATCCTCGATGTTCTTCTGCTGATCCTTGAACCTTTGATCGAGATTTTGAATTTCATTTTGCCGTCACTGATAAAGTATAGCACGAATTTCGGAGCGGCATTTGATGTAATAAGCACGTGGCTTGAAAACCTGAAATCCAATCTCACCAACATCATCGATTTTGTAAAAAATATATTTAGCGGGAACTGGAAAGCGGCATGGGAAAATGTGAAAAACATTTTTGCGAACATATGGGAGAACATAAAAGCAATTGTCAAAGCCCCGATCAATTACATTATCGATGCGATCAATGCGCTCATTAGCGGTATTAACAAAATTTCTTTTGATGTTCCCGATTGGGTACCGGGTATCGGTAATAAAAAGATCGGCTTTGATATTCCGTCCATTCCGAGATTGCGCCGTGGTCTTGACTATGTTCCAAGAGACGATTACCCCGCATTGCTCCACAGGGGCGAGCGGGTACTTACAGACTCCGAGCGGCGAGAACAGGATCAAGAGCTTGAGGAAAAGAAGAAAGACACGAGCAAAGAGAAAACCGTCATTGTGAAGGTCAACGTTCACATCGAGCATTTTGAAAACCATTCTTCCGAGGATCTGGAAGAGCTTACCGACGAAATGATGCACCTGATCGAGGAGAAAATACGCGACGAGGAGGATAAACTTGAATGATTAACGCATTGCCCTATTTCAAATTCAATGGTATAAAGTCGCTTGACGAGCGGCTATTGATAACCAAGAAAAACACCTATAAGGGAGCCGCCCGCGATCTGACGTTTCAACCGATCCCCGGGAGGTCGGGCGATCTGCTGATCGATAACCGCCGTTACAAAAACGTGAAGATCACCTACGACGTGACCGCGCTCGGAGGCAAGCGCGAAATGCCCGAGATTGCCAGTCGCGTCAAGAATTTGTTGCTTTCCGAGGTCGGATATTTTAAGCTATACGACACCTACGATCCAAAGTATTTTCGCATGGCGGCATATAAAGACGAATTCGACCTTGAGCAGGAGCTGCCGGAGGTCGGTAGCTCCTCGATTGTATTCAACTGTAAGCCCTTCCGTTACTCCCGCGAGGGGCAGAAATCCATAGTCCTGTCATCCGCTTCGACCGTCCGCAATCCCGAGCGGTTTCCATCCTCCCCGTATATCAAAATTACGGGGAGCGGAGACATCACTCTGACGGTCAATAAAAATGCTTTTGTATTCAAAGGCGTTGAGGATTACATCGAGATAGATTCCGAGATCATGCAGGCGTTCAGGGGCGACCAAAGCGAGAGCGCGAAGATGTACACACCTACGTTCCCCGAGCTCGTCAAGGGCGAAAATACCGTCTCTTGGAGCGGTTCGGTCTCAAGTGTTGAAATGATTCCGAGGTGGTGTTGTTTATGATCCCAATTTTATACGAAAAGGATACTGTCAATTTTGAGAATAACGGAATCGGGCATCTGACGGATACGGTATCTTTCAAGGTAACGGAGGCACGAAACAGCCATCCCGAATTGACGTTCCAATATCCAACGTCAGGCATTTGGTATAACCGCATCACCGAGGGATCGATCATCAAAGGCAAGGCAAACGACACAAGCGCGCTTCAGCTCTTTCGGGTCTGTAAATCAAGCAAGCCGCTAAAGGGTATCGTGACCTTTTACGCCAAGCACATTTCTTGTGACCTCAAGGGAATCCCGATTCGCGCCTTGAAGATGGAAAAGGTCACGGCAGACACTGCCTTGTCCACGGCATTCGCCGAGGCGGTTCTGCCGCACCGTTTTACGGCATGGAGCGACATTACAACGCTCAACGATATCAACATCCAAAAACCCCGAAGCCTACGTGATCTTTGCGGTGGCGTGGAAGGCTCCGCACTTGAGGTTTGGGGCGGTGAATATGAATTTGACAATTTCACGGTGAAGCTCCACAAGAACCGAGGTGTAGATCGCGGCGTGGTAATCAACTACGGAAAGAACCTTACAGATGCCAAGCAAGAACGCAATATAATCAATTGCTACACGCATTTTTATCCTTATGCGATAAAGCGCACCGAGACGCGCGACGACTTGGGCGAAGCGCAAGAAGAGATTATCACACTCTCCGAAGGCGCGCTTGAACTGCTGAATCCCGAAAACATTGGTCATACAAAGGCGCTTACGCTTGATATTTCCGATCTGTTTGCCGACGGCGAGGAAATCAACGAGACCAATCTTCGAACGCACGCCAACGAATATATTACTACCAATAAGTTGGGGACCCCCGAGGTAAATATCACGCTATCCCATGCGCAGATATGGGATAGTCCCGAATATTCCAATATTGCCAAGCTGGAGCGCGTCGCTCTTTGTGATACCGTAACCGTCCGCTTTTTGGATCTCGGGATCGATGCGCAGGCAAAGATCATAAAAACCGAGTATGACGGGCTTGCGGAGCGGTTTACCAAAATGGAGATTGGCGATCCAAAAAGCAATTTCGCGGCGACAGTCAACGCCATGCAACACGCGGCGGATCAATCCAAAGCCAAGCTCGATGATGCCACGCGGAAGATCGTCCGACTGAAAGGGGATCTTCTGAATGTCGAAAACAAAATCCCCACAAAAACAAGCGACCTTGAAAACGATAGTAACTTTGTAACACAGAATTACGTAAAAAACGAAATTGCCAACGCGCAACTCGGCGGTGATGATTCGGAAATCGATTTGAGCGGTTTTGCTACACAGGATGACCTTAAAACGGCGACGAAGGACCTTGCCACAAAGGAAGAAGTCGAGACGGCAACCAAAGACCTCGTCACAAAGACAGAAGTCGAGACGGCGACCAAAGACCTCGCCACAAAGGCAGAAGTCGAGACGGCGACCAAAGACCTCGCCACAAAGGCAGAAGTCGAGACGGCAACCAAAGACCTCGCCACAAAGGCAGATGTCGAGACGGCGACCAAAGACCTCGCCACAAAGGCAGATGTCAATACGGCAACCAAAGACCTTGCCACAAAGGAAGAGGTCGAGACAGCAACCAAAGACCTTGCCACAAAGGAAGAACTTGAAAAAGTCGAGAATAAGATTCCCGACACAAGCGGACTTGTGACAGAGAAAGAGGTAAAAAAGCTAATCGAGGATGCCATCATAGAAAGCGGCGGAGGTTCGGGAAGTAAGGAGAATCACAGCACCGTGGTTTATATGGGAACAGGTGGAGAAGACGTAGAAGCATATTTCACAATTGACGTTGAATTTTTAAAGCAAAACGGTTCAATGCTTATAGATGATTTGGGAATCGTTGCGTTCGGCGAGAATCTTGACGGTGATTATTTTCTTTTCGGTTTGTCTCATGCGGACGATATTTTGAAAGTTGTTATAGTTGCCGATTATGCTTACAGCCTAACCGCAAACGCGGGATTGTTACAAAGAGACGGCTCTAATTGGGTCTGGACGCCTTTCGATTACGAATCGGTTTCAACTCTTTATGTTTACAGTAGTGTGGATTTTACGGAACTGAAGCAGATCATGGTTATAGCAAAAGCAGATCGTAGATGGTTGGAATGAATCATACAACTAATGGTTATCACAAAATAATATCTTGGAGGAAAACATGAACGAAATTTTGATCGCGAATCTAACGCTTGATACATACCGAAAAAACAACGTACCGCCTCTGATCGTCCCGCAAGGCGATTATGGCGCGCGCGTGATCCGCGTAACCATCACAGAGCAAGGAAAGCCCGTTTCTGTGGAATCCACGGCGGCGGTGTCTATCGTGTCAGAGCGGAGCGGCGACGGAACCGCACAGGCGTTTTCGGGAGAAGTCAATAATGATGGGTCTGTCACCGTTCCCGTAACACAGTGGATGCTTGACGTTCCCGACGATGACGTAATCTGTCACGTTGTAGTCACAGGCAACGGCTACCAATACTCTACAACGAGCTTTTTGATCGAACCGCAAGCAAAGCCGAACCCGACCGAGATTTCCGCAGACGATCCTCGCGTGGATGTCGTCACGGAAGTCCTCGCAAACGAGAACGCCCGCCAAGCGGCAGAGACTACACGCACCGCGAACGAGAACGCGCGAAAGACCGCCGAGAATTCCCGTCAGAGCGCGGAGACGCAACGCTTGACCGATGAAGCGACCCGCGTCGCAAACGAGGCACAGCGCGTCTCTGCGGAATCCTCGCGGGATGCCACGTTCAAGAGCTGGGCAAACGACATCGCCCTTCTCCCCGACATGAGCGCGCGAATCTCCCGCAATTCCAAGCGTCTTGACGGCTTGGAGCAGCGGATCAAGCCCTCGCCGTTTGACTTTGACGAGACGGTCGCATATCAAAAGGACGTGCCGATCAATGCAGTCGGCGCGGCGGCGATTCACAAGATCGGGAGTATGACATACAAAGACGGCAACACCTTGCGCTCCGCTCCCGTGACGGCGGTTAAGAGCGTGGGGGTGAATTTGTGCGGTGCGTTTTCATTTATCGAGGGGTTTGTAACAGCTTTGAAAACCGAAAACATTTCAGTAAAGGCTAATACGGACTATACGGTACAGTTTTTTGGAGATGATAACCTTTACATTGTATATGTTGTTTTAGCTAATGGTACAAATGTTGTTCAAAAACCGGATATAACAAGTGGTTTTACTGCAACTTTTAATACTGGAAATAATACTGAATTGTTTTTGCAAATACTTACAAAAAAAGACGTAACCGACACGTCTATATATAAGGCAATGCTCAACGAAGGCGACGCCCAGCCTTACACCCCCTATGTAGAACACACCCTTCCCATCCCAGAAGCGGTGCGCCCTGCGAACGGCATCAACTCCGAAGTGTACGACAGCATCGAGTGGGGCGAGGACGGCAAGCAGAGAAAGCGCGTCAAGTGTGGTGTGGCGGATTTGTCTACTTTGAGTTGGGCTGCCGTTTTAGATACCTATGCTTATACACCGAGAATATACAAGCCTAACGCAGTATGTATATGTATTGTTCCGTCAACAATCACGGAAATTCGTATTGACCAATATGGCGCACTATTGGTTTTCTACAAGAGCGGTACTTTTGCATCGGTAGAAGAATTAAGAACCGCCATGTCGGGCGTGATGCTTGTTTACGAACTCGCAGAACCCATCGTCACCGACATTTCCGACCTTATCACCTCGGACAACCTTCTCCCCATTGAGGGCGGCGGAACGCTGACCTTTGAGAACGAGTACGGATATGACGTTCCGTCCACTGTCGAATACATCACCGCAGAGAGCGACGAGTAAGGAAAGGAGAACGAACCATGAAACAGTATTACAACAAGCGTCTTGCCGACAAGCTGAAAGAAGCCAATCCCAACGCATTTGACAGAATGAGATGCCATTTTATCGAGAACGAAATCCGCGCGAGCGGCTACCCGTCCGAGAACGCCGAACTTGCCATCCTTCGCAAGCAGATCGCGCAGATTCTCGACGTCCTCAAAGCCCACGGCATGGACGCCCCCCATCCCGAATTCGCCGCCCTCAACGCCGCAGCAGAATCGGCAAAAGCAAAAATCAAAAATTTGGTTGAGCGGGGTGACGCAGAATGGTAAAAATGGATATTGCCGTAATTATAGCTTTTCTCGCCCTTATTTCGGGGGCTATTGGAGTTTGGATATCGTGGATCACTTTTAACCGTAAGCAGAGAAAGGATTCGCACCAAGAAGGCGAAAGTCGCGGCGTAATGGCATCTGATCTCGGATACATAAAAGCGGGTATTGATGATCTGAAGCAGGAACACCGGGAGGACCGAGCGCGCATTGACCGATTGGGCGAGCGTGTTACACGTTGCGAGGAATCCACAAAGCAAGCGCACAAAAGGATCGACGAAATTCACGATCATATTGAATCCAATAATTGAAAAAGGAGAATATCACAATGTTTTACCCATTGATCGTCATCATCTGCTACATCATCGCCACGCTGGTCAAGCGGACGAGCATTGCCAAGGAGTGGCTTCCGCTGCTCTCGGCGGGAACAGGCGCAATGCTTGCCATCCTCGGCTATTGCACCCTGCCGCAGCTCACGACCGCCGATAGCTTCATCACCGCCGCATTCAACGGCGCAATCAGCGGACTTGCCGCAACAGGAGGAAATCAGGTGTTCAAGCAGGCAGTCAAGCTCTTCTGCAAGAACCACGGACTCGACTACTCCAAGCTCGATCAGTACCTGCCGAGCGACGGAACGGCGGGACAGGAGAACGGGGCGGAGCTGCCGCTCGAGAATGACCACGCCGTCGATAACGAAAAGTAATATTTGAATAACAAAAAGCCGCTCGACGCCGAGCGGCTTTTTTCTTTCGCAAAAAAGAAAAAGCAGAGGCATTCTAACCTCTGCTTATCACCGCCCCAAAGCAACCATTTGTAAAAATAAAATACACGTGTTCGGATAGGTTTGTAATTGGTGGAGCATAGGGGATTCGAACCCCTGACCCCAACACTGCCAGTGTTGTGCGCTCCCAGCTGCGCTAATGCCCCATTTGATTTGCTCATATTATATCATATCTTTGGTTTCTTGTCAAGACTTTTCTTCAATTCCTCTCTTTCATTTCTTTTCTCTCTTTTTTTATCCTCAAATTATAGAACAAGAATTATTCTTTATATAAAAAATCACAAAAAAGATGAATTGATTTCTTGATCTGACGGTCAAAACATGATGAAACGCTCTTTTTCGGCAAAAACGGATAATCTTTTTTCAAACTTTTTGAAAAAAGTTGAAGATTTTTTCAAAAAGCTCTTTATTTTTCTTTCTTTTTATTGTATAATAATAGTTAGATTATGATTGTTGACACGAGCGAAAGGAGCTTTTGATACCGCCATGAAACAAAAATATACCATCACCGTTGCCGATATGGAACTCAATATTATCAGCGATGCGTCCCCCGACGAGGTGGAAAACATCGTTGGCATCCTTGACCGCCGCATGAGAGAGATCAATCTCCGCAGTCCCC